ATTTAAATCAAGGGGATTTAATTTCAGCTGCAACAGCAGAAAAAACTGCTTTAATTGAAAGATTAAGAAATTACTTTGATGAAACATCAAGACAGGCTTTGTTAAATCGTAGGGCATCTGAAGCAGAAGCAAAAATGACTGAATTACAACAGGTTCCTTACACAATATATATAGCATAACATGGCAATGTTTACTACACAAAGGGACATGTCTCTGGTAAGGAAACTTAACAGAGAATTGATGGGTAATATTATTACACAACAATGTTCTGTTTATCAATTTAAATTAGAAGAAACAAAAGTTAATTTATATGGTGAAGCAGATGCAGAAAAATTTTATGATGGTCCCTTTATTTTTAATGTTCTTATAAATAGAACAAATGAAGAATATGCTGAAAATATTGAAGGTGTACAATTTGGGCAACCGATTGAATTTTATTTCTTTAGAGATGATTTAAAGGATGCTGATGTATTATTAAGAGTAGGTGATATTATTTTATATCAAGAAAGATATTATGGTGTACAATCAACGGTAGCCAACCAATATTGGGGAGGTAAAAATCCTGCTTACCCTAATAATGTAAACCCATTAAATCCAGGATTAGAAAACTATGGTAATAATGTTTCAGTATTAGTATCAACTTATTATATACCTGCTGATAAAGTAGCTATTTCACCATATCAAGAAAGATTTTAATGGCAAGACCTAGAAAACCCATACCAAAAACTCAAAGACAATTAAGTTTAGAACAGCAAGAAGCCTTTAAAGGAATAGAAAATAGAGGTGATGCTGGAAATCCAAATTTAGCTGATGGGAATTTTAATGCTAATGTTCAATCAACAGGCATTGAATTTAATAGATCTCAGGAAATGAGTTTTAAAGATGATGATACTAAACAATATTCCGTTGGTATCCAGGATATTGATGAAGCGGTATTTTATTATTTTAGAAATGTAATTAAACCCTTTGTAATACAAAATGGCGTTAGAAGGGAAGTGCCCATAATTTATGGTGCTCCTGAAAGATGGAAATCATTTCAAAGAGATGGATATTATAGAGATAAATCTAATGCCATAATGTTACCTATTATTGTAATAAAAAGGGATACTATTACTAAAGATAGATCAGTAGCAAATAAATTAGATGCTAATTCTCCTAATTTAAATGGTGTTTGGCAATCCAAATTTAGTGCAGATAATTTTTATGATAATTTCGCAACATTAAATAATAGAAAACCAGTAAAAACTTTTTATGCTGTTGCCCAACCTGATTATGTTACAATGCAATATGAATGTTTAATTCAGACTTATTATATGTCTCAATTAAACAAAATTATTGAAGCTTGTGAATATGCTTCTGATGCTTATTGGGGTAATCCAGAAAGATTTAAATTTAGAGCTTTTATTGATTCTTTTACAACGGCAACTGAATTAGTTCAAAACCAAGATCGTTTAGTTAAAGGAACTTTTGGTATAAGATTAAGGGGATATATTATACCCAATACAATACAAAAAGAATTAAAATCATTAAAAAAATATAATTCAAGGTCTAAAATTACAATAACAAATGAAGTTGTTCGTGATATGAGAGATTTAAATCCACTTAGGGATCCAACACTAGATGGTAGAAAAAGAAATTAATTTTTAGGGCATCCTAATATATTTATAATAAAATATAACATTATGTCTAAAAAGTTGTCTGAAAAAGAAGTTGCAAGTTTAAAAAGTTACCAATTGCGAAATACAGAAATTGCGTTAGCTCTGGGTAATATAGAAATTCGTAAATACGAATTAAAAAAAGAAAAAGAAAACATATTTGAAAAATATGAATCTTTACAAAAAGAACAAATTACCACAGCCGGAGAATTAGAAAAAAAATATGGCAATGGTAATATAAATTTAGAAACAGGAGAAATAAGTTCAATAGAATAAATTTTTGAAATAATTTCTCATATTTATAATAAAATAATATTTAAATTTTTAATATAAGGAAATGGCAGAAACATTAATATCTCCAGGTGTATTAGCAAGAGAAAATGATCAATCATTTATTCAGCAAAGCCCCGTCGAATTTGGTGCCGCTATTATAGGACCGGCTGCAAAAGGTCCAGTTAGAATTCCAACTTTAGTCACTTCATTTAGTGAATACCAAGCTATTTTTGGTCAAACTGTTGAAAGTCAATCAGTTGAGTATTCTTATTTAACTTCAACTGCAGCTAATAACTATTTTAGACAAGGAGGCACATCATTATTAGTAACAAGAGTTGTTCATGGTGACTTTAGTGCCCCATTTACATCGGGTAGTACACAAGGATCAAACAACACTGGTATTTTAAATACCGCAACCTCAGAATCATTCCAAATTCAGACAATTTCTGAAGGGGCTGTAATGAATAACTGGCAAAGTGCTGATTCAGCAAATGGTACTTTAGTTTCAGGTTCATCTGAAAACGTAAGATGGGAAATATCAGGAGTAAATACAGGTTCAGGTACTTTCTCTTTAATAGTAAGACAAGGTAACGATACTTTACAACAAAAATCAGTATTAGAAACTTTTAACGAATTATCTTTAGATCCATTTTCTGCCAATTATATTGAAAAGGTAATCGGAAATCAAGTATTTAATATAAGACAAGACGGTTCAGATTTTTATGTACAGGCTTCAGGTAGCTATGTAAATAAAAGTAAGTATATAACAGTTAAAAAAGTAATTAGCCCTACACCAAATTATTTAGATAATAATGGTAATATAAGTAGTGGTTCTTTATATAGTATAAGTGGTGGTAAATTAGGAAGTAATATTCCATTTGACGAATTTATTCCTGTAGCTTCTTCAGGTTCATTTATTAGTGGGTCAGGAGAAAACATCCAATCAGCTACTTCACCAGCTAAATTTAATCAAGATATTTCAAATACAAATATTCAAGGATTAACGGCAACTGATTATTCATCCTCAATATCTTTATTAAATAATAAAGATGATTACAACTTTAACATAATTGTAGCTCCAGGATTAATTGCAGATTCTACTTATGCTGCTCATATTACTCAAGTAAATTCTTTAGTATCATTAGCAGAAAATAGACAAGATTGTATTGCTGTAATTGATGTTTCAAAATATGGAAGTACAGTAAGTGCTACACTTAATAGTGTATCAGCATTTGATTCAAGTTATGCTGCAGCTTATTGGCCTTGGTTACAAGCTGTAGATCCTACAAGTGGACAAACAACTTGGTCGCCAGCTTCTGCGTTTATACCTGGTGTATATTCATTTACTGATGCTTCATCGGAACCATGGTTCGCACCAGCAGGTTTAATTAGAGGCGCATTAGGAAACGTAATTAGAGCAGAAAGAAAATTAACATCTGGAAACAGAGATTCATTATATAGTAATAATGTAAACCCAATAGCTACATTCCCAGGAAGAGGAGTTGTAGTATTTGGTCAGAAAACTTTACAAAATAGAGCAAGTGCTTTAGATAGAGTAAACGTAAGAAGATTATTAATTACTTTAAAAAGTTTTATTTCTCAAGTAGCAGATAATTTAGTATTTGAACAAAATACAATTGCAACAAGAAATAATTTCTTAAGTCAAGTAAATCCTTACTTAGAATCAGTACAACAAAGACAAGGATTATATGCTTTTAAAGTAGTAATGAATGAAACAAACAACACACCAGATGTTGTTGATAGAAATGAAATGGTAGGTCAAATTTATTTACAACCAACTAAAACAGCCGAATTTATAATTTTAGATTTCAATGTTTTACCTACGGGAGTTGAATTTCCATCATAAAAACTAAAAAATAGAATATTTATAATAAAGAATAAATAATTAAATAAAATGGCAGTATTAGACCCAAACGAAATATTTTACACAGCTTTTGAGCCAAAGCAACAAAATAGATTTATCTTATACGTTGATGGAATACCTTCTTACCAAGTTAAGGGAGTTGGAGCTGTATCATTAACTCAAGGAACAGTTCAACTTAACCATATTAACGTAGCAAGATACGTAAAAGGAAAAACTCTTTGGAATACAATTTCATTGACACTTTTCGATCCAATTACACCGTCAGGGGCTCAAGCGGTAATGGAATGGGTTAGATTGCATCACGAATCAGTAACTGGTAGAGATGGTTATAGTGATTTCTATAAAAAAGATCTTACTTTCAATGTATTAGGACCAGTAGGTGATATAGTTTCTGAATGGATTATTAAAGGTGCATTAATTACTGAAGCAGGATTTGGTGATTATAACTGGGATAATGAAAACGCAGCTCAGGAATTAGAAATTACAGTACAACCTGATTATTGTATCTTAAACTTCTAATACAAGTTTAAAGAAATATTAAAAATAGCTTGGCTTTGCCAAGCTTTTTTTTTATATTGATATGTATTAACAAACGTTATTAAATAAAGATTATGGCTGAATTTAAGCTTCCAACAGAACAAGTAGATTTACCTTCAAAAGGTTTATTATATCCTAAAGAAAGTCCATTATCTTCTGGTAAAGTAGAAATTAAATATATGACTGCTAAAGAAGAAGATATTCTTTCTAATCAATCCTATATTCAAAAAGGTATAGTATTAGATAAATTATTAGATGAATTAATTATAAATAAAGATATAAATCATAGAGATTTAGTTGTTGGTGATAAAAATGCAGTATTGATTGCTGCTCGTATTTTAGGTTATGGAAAAGAATATTCTTTTACATGGGCTGGAGAAGAACAAGTAGTAGATTTAACTGAATTACAAAATAATGAATTTGATCCTAGTAATATGATTAATAATAGGAATGAATTTGCTTATACTTTACCTCATTCTGGTAATGAATTAACTTATAGAATTTTAACAGGAAGAGAAGAGGCTAAAATTACTAGAGAAATAAAAGGATTAAAAAAAATAAATAAAGACGCAAACCCAGAATTAACTACTAGATTAAAATATATGATTTTGTCTATTAATGGGGATGAAGATAATAAACAAATTAGAGAATTTGTAGATAATCATTTATTGGCTCGTGATTCTAGAGCATTTAGAACCCATATACGTTCATTCCAACCTGATGTTGATTTGACTATTACTTTGGATTCGGGAGAGGAGGTAGAAGTGCCCATGGGGCTTAGCTTTTTTTGGCCTGACATCTAAGACTGCACCCCTAGTCAGGATAAATTTATTTCAACATATTCATCAAATAGTTTTCCACAGTAAAGGTGGATACGATTTCGGTACAGTATATAATTTACCAATTTGGTTGAGAAAATTTGTATACAATGAAATTAAAACACATTATGATGAAGAAAAAAAGGCAATTGAAAAGGCAAGTGAAGGAGGTAAAGGTAAACAAACATTAGTAAGTTCAGATGGTAAAGTAAATACTCCTGAATTTGCTAAAGCATCTCACCAATATAAACAAGCAGAAAAAAATCTAAATAAATTTAAAGGTAAAACAAGTTTTAAGTAGTAATATTTATAATAAAACCTATTTATGGCTAAGCCTTCTAAAGAAAGAATTGAAGATTTACTAAAACAGAATAAGTTAGCTGGTGAACAACAAGGCCAGTTTAAAAAACTTTATGATACTTTAGTAAAAAATAATGCTTCCGCAGCAGAATTTGAAGCCTTATTATCCAAAATTCTTTTAAGTATAGATAAAATTGCCGATACTGCTGATTATGTCCAAAAATCATTTAATGATACCTTAAATGAAAATAGAAAAATAGTAGGGAGTTTACTTAAACAAAAGAAAGCCCTTAAAGGTATTGAAGGCATTGCTGGAAAAGTCCAAAGTCTTAGAATGGGCGAAGGTGATGCTTCAGAACAAGCACTTGCAGCTGACTTACAAAAATTAGTCCAACAAAAGAAATTATTGATGCTTGCATATCAAGGTAATGATATTGATATGAAAAAAAGTTTTGAAATTTTAAAACAAATACAGGATACAAATGAATTAATTGCTTCTCAAGAGCATATGCTCGAAATTGCTTCTAATACTAAAAAAGAATTAGGTTTTACTGGTGAAATTCTTGGTGGTTTTGATAAATTATTACAAAAAGCTGGATTTGGTGGGTTAGGTATTAGTGAAGCAGTAGCTGAAACACAAAGACTTGCCCAAGCTGCTGATGCGGTTGGAGATAAAGGATTTAATTCAATGGCTACCTTTACTGGTTTGGTTAAAGATAATTTAATGGCTGCTTTAAGTCCAATGAAAATTTTGGAATTGTTAGCAGGTGCAATTATTAAAGTTTTTACTGGTCTAGATAAAAGCACTGGGGCATTAGCAAAACAATTAGGTACAAGTTATGATAATGCTAAATTAATGAAAAAAGAATTTAGTGTAATAGCAAAAGATTCAGAAAATTTATTTATTACTACTAAATCATTAACTCATAGTTTTGAAGTTTTAGCTGACAGATTTGGTGTTATTGGAGGATTTAGTGCTGAAACATTAAGAACTCAAACAGAATTAGTAAAACAAGCAGGTTATTCAGAGGAAGCCGCTTCTGAAATAGCTAAATTATCATTATTAACTGGTGAATCAAGTAAAGATATTACTGCCTCAGCTTTAGGTACTGCTAAGGCTTTTAATATGCAAAATGGTTTATTATTAAATGAAAAACAATTATTAGAAGAAGCATCTCAATTATCAGCTGATATTCAATTAAGTTTAGGTAATTCAGCTGAAGAATTAGTTTTAGCTGTTGCTACAGCAAAGAAATTTGGAATGAATTTAGAACAGGTAGATGCTATAGCAGGTAGTTTACTTGATTTTGAATCATCTATTGCAAATGAATTAGAAGCAGAATTATTATTAGGTAAAAATATTAATTTAGAAAAAGCTAGACAAGCCGCTTTAGATAATGATTTAGCTACAGTAGCCGAAGAAATTGCAAATCAAGTAGGTTCTGCTGCTGAGTTTGCGGAAATGAATAGAATTCAACAAGAAGCAATTGCTAAATCAGTTGGTTTATCTAGAGAAGATTTAGCAAAATCATTACAAGAACAAGAAGCTATAGCTAAATTAGGAGGTAATGCAGCTTCATCTCAAGAAGCTTATAATAATATGTTAGCAGAAGGTTTAACTCACCAACAAATTGCTAAAAAATTAGGTGATGAACAACTAGCAGGTTCTTTAAAAGCTACTTCAGTACAAGAAAAATTAGCTCAATCATTAGAAAAAGCTTCAGAATTATTTGTTAATATAGTAACAACTATTCAACCTTTTATTAATGGTTTAGCTGCGGGTGTTGGTTATTTAGCTGCTTTTGTTAGTAAATTTCAGGGAATCTTAAAAATTGTTACAGCTCTTGTTGCTTTAGAAAAAATTCTTCAAGTAACCCAAGCATCAAGATTAAAAATATACAATAGATTTCTTGCGGCAAAAAGAATGGAAAAATCAATAGGTGGAGCATTATTAAAAATGGCTGGTTTAAAAAATCTTACACTAGATAGAGAGATAATCAAAGAAAAAGTTAAATTAGGATTAAAAGCGGCTGAAGCAGCTTTAAATAAAACTATATTAGGTTCCCTTGTTTTACAAGGAATTGAACAAACAAAACAAATTGCTAAAAAAGGAATAGCACTAGCTTTAGAAACTGCTCGTGCCGCCGCTTCAATGGCTGCTGCTGCAGCTGCATCTTTAGGTCTAGGTATTGGCCCTATTCTTGCTGCTATTGCAATTGGTGGTGTTGCTATTGCTGCTATGGTAGCTAAAGCAAGAAAAGTAGATGATATGATGTCACCAGGAAGTAGTGCTGGAGGATATGGAAATAGAATTTTAACTGCCCCAGAAGGTTCTTTTGCATTAAATAATAAAGATACTGTTATAGCAGGAACAAATTTAGGTGGTGGATCAAGTAAAACAGATGCATTATTAGAAACTTTAGTAAGACAAAACGCTAAAAAACCTCAAATATCACCAGTAGGTTTATATAGTGTTCAATAACCCAATATTTATAATAAAATAATTAATTATGAGTTTATTAGACAAATTAAGAGCAGGTGAATCAGCATTAACAGGTTTAGATGGAGCTTCTCCAGCTATTGTTGATCAAGCATTATCTACCCTTCATAAGACATATTCATTAGATGGACAACCATTTATGAATAATTTACCAAGTCCTACTCAGTTAAAAGCTACTATCAATGAAGATGATAAGTATCTGAATAACTTACCTGAGTAATAAATGGCAAATAGGGGTTTAGTTAATCTAGAAACCAACTTAACAAAACTTAAGTTTGGTAAAGATACGTTAGGCGGTGGTAATAGTAACCAACCATATGTAATAAAAAAAATCCCATCCAGTTTTCAAGATGTAGGACGAACTGGTGGACCAGATTTTTTATTAAGGGGTGGAACACTATTTCCTAGAGCCGTTATTAACGATGTCTCTAGAATGACTCAAATGTTATTCGACTTTAGATCCCCTAATGGTCCTTTATATTTAGCAAAACAAAATGTACTTTCCTTATCAAATGTAAATACCTCTACAGGTTATTTAAATTGGACTGGATCAAATGCTCAAGCACCAACTCGTGCTTCTGCAATAGGTCAATTTATACAAGACAATTTAGCAATGAATCAAGGTGTATTTACACCTTTATCAACTTTAGCTAGTGTAGCTGGTACAGGTATTGGTATTCATCCAAATAAACAAGGATTAAACCCATTTAATCCAATGTTAGGGATGGCACCAGGTGATGTAGAAGTAGATCCAAAAGGAATAACCTTACCAACTTATATTAGAATAACAAAAGGTGATACTAGTCCTGATAATAATAGAGGAGTAAAAAGTAGATTACTAGGATTTTTACCTAAAATTGATAATAAAACAACTGATAATATTTTATATAGCTACGTTGGTGGTCCAGGTTCTACTTTAGGAGTTGGAACAACTAACATTAATATGGTTAGTGAATATAGAACTGGTATTAATCAAATGAGTAATACAGGTCAATTAGGTAGTCCTGGCATTAGTGGTTCATTTGCTTTTAATTTCCCAATACCAGCTTTAGCAAAAGCAGCTCAATCATTTAATAATATACTTAATAATCCAAGAGTTACTAGTTTAACGAGATTTTTAAATGATAGTAATGTAATTGCCTCAGGTAGTTTATTGCAACCTATACTTACCTCAGTTTACCAAAATTCTCTTATTACGCCCCCTGCTGAAATAACTAAAATAGATAATGCTACTTTTAAAATTGATTTTAAACCTAATAATTTAATCTTATCAAGTAGTATTAGTGGTATATCTACGGGGTTTGCTACTTTTAACCAACAACAAATTGAAGATTATTATGAACCAGGAGGTAATTTTGCAAGAACAAGTATAGGTCTTAAACCTAATTTTGAAGAAAA